TAGGCAGCCTTGAGTGCTTCAGGATCGAGCGCGTCGATAAGAGTGAAGTTGAACGTGTCTGTCACCTCTGTCTGAACAGTCAGGACCACAGAACCGCCCATTTCCCTGACATCTTCAGACGAACGCTCATAATTGTTTGTGAACCCATCTTCACTGAGATGTCCGAGCGACTTGAATGCTGCGCCGAGCGCAGTCGTTGCGTCTGTAGGCAGTTCTGTTCCGATTGGAGCCCTATAGATGACGCCGCTTGTTCTCGGCTTTGCAGCCGTTACAGTTTTTGCCATTAGTCTTCCTCCTGGTAATGTGTGATCTCGAACACCGCCTGATAGCGGTGCTGCTTCTTTGCGATATTTGAAAAGTTGTAGTCAGTGACAAGCCGGCAATCGCTGATCCCGTCTGAGAAAAAGATCAGATCCTTCATAGCGGTCTTGACGCTCTCATTGAGTTCGATCGCCCTGAGCTTGGATGATCCATATGACTGCACCGCAATGGTCGCCGTATTGATATAGTCAGTGCTGCCGCCCCCCGTCTTGTCTATGACAATAAAATTCCCCGAGGCATCCTCGGGGACTTCCGCATAGACGCGGTCAGTATCCAGTGCGGTCTGCAGGTATCGGATTATTTCTGTTTCGATTATCATCATTTCACCGCCTTAAGTAGTGTGTTGTTATCAAGATTGTCCTGAGCGGCACTGTCCGAATCGGTCTCAACAAACGCCACCGCCCTGCTTTTCCCGTAGCGCACCGTGTAGCCGTCTCCGACGCGGTTCTGCATGGCTTTGGCATGTGATTCGATGATGTCCACCATTTCAGGGCATCTCAGAAGATATCGCACTCCTCGTCTGTTCAGTTCGAATCTCATCTTACTGGCCATAGCGTTCCACCTGGACTTTCTTGTTCCACAGAAGAGGGATCATGTCTTCGATGCCCTCCGTCACAAATCCGACTACCAGCCAATCCTCACCGAAGAATGATACGCGCTGGTTTTCCCAGACATGCCCGTCACCTTTCGGGATAGCCAGCTGATATACGACCTTCTTGCCGGTCAGATCCAGCATTTCCTGAGCCTCAGTGCTCGATACAGGAGCGATAAGGACGTTCTCCACATCAACATCGACCTCTTCATAGACCGGCGCATTGAGCGCATCCCTTCCGGTCAGAACCTTGTTGTGCAGAGTGACTGTGATACCTTTAAGCATCTGCGGCCTCCGTTTCCGGAACCAGTTCCTCTACCGGGCTGTAGGATCCTATCCTGCTTCCGCCACCGAGCAGCTGTTTTTCTGTCTTTGACAGATACAGCTCTCCGGTAGCACCGCTTCCCATAGTCCATGACTGGGAATAGCCAAGAGCTGCGACGCTTCCCTGCGACGCTCCGACAGGAACGCCGGTATATGAGCCATCGCCAAGAGCCCTTATGACCATCCTGCAGGATACGACCTTCTTCGCGTCCGAGCTTGCCCTGCTGTTGAATTCATCGATCAGTATCGCTGCATCGTCAAGCAGATATTCTGAGACCGATTCCTCCGACTCGCTCATGATCCTCGTCATCCTTGCCTGAACATCTGATACCTGTGCATATGCCATACTGATCACCTCTACTTCTTTGCTGTTTTCTTTGCTGCCTTCTTCGGCTTTTCTGCGGGTTCGGTATCGGAAGCGGCGAGCTTGTGACCCGCCGCCTTATATTCCTCTACACGATCTTCCGCGACCCACATTTCAGTGCCGAGCCGAGCATTGATCATTTTGACCACTATGCTATGGTCAGCTTGTTGAAGCAGGATGTATCGGCGCGGAATCCGACTTCGATCTCTGCTCTTACAGCAAACATGTTCTGCTGCCACAGATTGATAGTGGAGACATCATTGCCGGATCCAACTGTAAGAGTTGCCTGATCGCTGATGTCTACGGTGATGCCCTGTACGATTCCGTACATTGCCTGTGTCCAGTCGCCGGCAAAACCTGCAACGTTCGGAGTTCCTGCTTTGTAAGCAGCCTTGCTCTGCTTTGTAGGCGCACCGAGGATCATCGGTACAGCGCCCTCAGCAACAGAGTTGATGAAGAGCGGCCTCTTTGTCGTGTCTTTCTCGGACAGCAGGATGCTCTTGCCCTGTGGCGAAAGGACAAAGCCGTTAGTGATGCCGCCATGTGCAGCGATGTCCGCATCGGCTGCTACGAGGCCATCATATGCATTCACGTTGTTACCGCTGATAGCCTGAGCTGTGACTGCTGCAAATGTGTCGAAGTTGCTTCCCGGAGCTGCTCCGTGGAATACTGTCTCGTCGAACTTCTTTCCGAGAGCGAGCGGCAGTCTTGCTATGAGCTGATCATAGAGAGCAGCTGCGTCTCTTCTGAACTCGTTCGAGAACGGAACGATGACTGCGAGCTTGTACGCCTGCATTACCTTCTTCTCGAGTGATGGATTCTTCACCGGCTTCACGCCTGTCTCTGTTACCCATTCAGCTTCAGGATCGCCTGTTATGACCGGAATGGTCAGGCCGAGTCCTGGAAGTGTGATCTGTCTTGCCAGCTGCATTACAGCCGACTCCTCCTGCGCTTTCTGAAGGATCTCGCTGGATACCTCAGTTGGCAGATCGATATGTGTTCTGTTTGTTGCTGTTCCTGTTGCCATGATCTTTTTCCTTTCTCTTATTCATTCTGATTGAACCAGTTGGCAAACTGTTCTCTTGTTGACATGCCGCCTGTGTGGCCTGGCTCGCCTTTGTCCTCGACTTCCGGATATGTGCTGCCGGGCTTGAACAAGAATGGTTTCGCTTCTATGAGCTCCTTGATCTGTTCATCCAGTCCGGTAAGCTTTCCGTCCTCAGAGAGCACAAGCTTGTTCCTGTCGAGCAACCCTGCAACGATATCCGCGTCCTGAGCCTGCCCGCTGATGGCCGCTATGATCGCGTTCGACATCTTCATGTCCGATATCTGCGCGGCATATTCAGTTTCCTTACTCTTCAGCTCATCCTGCAGGGTCTTGATCTGAGACTTCAGGGTTTCATTATCGCCCGCTGACGTCTTCAGATTGTCCAGCTCAGCCTTGATGTCGTTGTAGGATTTCTCGGCATTCTTCTTAGCCTGTACTTCCTCGTTCAGCCTGCTTCTTGGGACAAGCCCTTTGATCTCTTCTTCTGAAGCCGCGGCTGCCTTTTCAGCCAGTTCTTCAGAAATACCCAGTGCGACAAAATCTTCTTTTTTCATGATAATTTCCTCCTCGAAACATTTGGTATCGCGGTTCAGTCCGCGTATATCGTCTCTCCCGTTTTACGTCCGGAGATGCCAAAGGGACGAGTGTAATGATGCCGCCGGCGGGATTTGCACCCGCAGCCGATACTCTCAGCCGTTTGATGTTTTGATGTACATGCCCGTCTACAGGCACAGCGGCATAATAAAAGCACCCCGGAGAGATGCTTTACAATCGTTATTTGATTAATGCAGCTGGGTTACTCGCTTATCATGGACATATCCGGCAATGTAATTGGCGGCAGGCCTGCTAACGAGGTTATCGTAGTTATATATGTTCTTACATACGGAAACATAGCTGCGTGAACGTCCTTTTTAAGCGCATCTGCACTTTCCAGTTCTTCATCAAATTCAAACACACCTTCAACATTCAATTCTATCTTCAGATAGCTCGTCGTCTCGGACTGTTGTCCTCCGCTCATGTCAAACCGCGCCTTTGCAACAGCGATCCTTTTATTTTCTTCTGCAAGTGAGATCTCTGTATTGTAGTTAGCAGAAAGATCTATCTGCCCTTCGACCTTCAGCTCGTTTATTAATTCTATCCTCTGGATCGAAGTATTTAATAACTTATACTGCATAATTGGCTCCTTGAACGATATTGTATCTTGAACGTCTGGCCCTTTCAGAGGTATCTATACTGAAGCTGTACGGGCGACCTCCACCTGCGTGGATAGTGCTTGCAACTCTCAAAACTTCAGCCGAAAGCGATTCCACCGTTCTTCTGGTGTTATATGTTACCACAGCATCTTTTATGTATTGATTGATACTAAGCCCGTCTTCTTTTGCCCTTTTTGCAGTTTCCATATGGACGCGTTTGCCTAGTCTTAACGTCAATTTCCCACTCATTTCAGGTTGTTCTTTTACAACGCTAGGCAGCGGAATATCCATGCCGCGCTTTTCAGCAATTTCAAGCCAATAGGCTTCATTTTCAGCCAATTCTTTCACAGCTGCTTCAACGCTGTCTCCTTGTCCTACGCATCCTTTCAGATCTGTGCTTTCTGCCACCCAAACCTGTTCTCCGTCAAAGTCAACCAGTTTTGTAATGAAACCATACTTCATGTCAGTCATCCTCCTTATCGATAGACGAAAACAGGGCTTTGGCCTGTCTTATATAAGCCACTCCTACATGTTTGCCATGGCAAGGAATGGGTATGACTGTCCCTGTCTCCTCGTGAACTATAGCCCTTTGATGGTTGCCCCTGTTTTCTGTGTCGCATCCATAATATCTTGCAATTTTAGCCAGTTCATCAAAAGACATGTCGTTCGGAGTAGGCTTGCTATTCAGTTTGTCTATCAGTTTTTGAATTTGGCTCATTATCCCGCCTTTAAGATGCTGGTATTGTATATGGTATCACTGTTTTGCGCCTATGTAAACCCACTGCATATTGTGGCAGTCTTACTTTTGTGCCACTAAAAAACCACCTCTATATTTTCATAAGTGGTGGCTCTATGCTTGTTTTATGATGTGCGCGATAAATTCTTCTGATACTGCTGCATCATATTTCTTGATATGGTATATGTCCTGGGATGACCAACGATATTCGGCATCCTCGAACCCTGCGTTAGTCATCATAACCGATTCGCCGGTTATGCAGTCATCTATATATCCGGCTACGCTGGTTGGTTCAAAGGATTCCATGTATTTCACGATGCTTTTTTTCAAGCTCTCATCATATTCTCTTGTCTTAAAGCCTGCAGGGTTATCTGAAAATCTTGTCAGGCCACCAATCGCATATTTCATACACTTCCTCCTTTCTCTGAATAATTAAACGGTATCATTTTGCCGTCTCGCTTGCCTATTTCGCTTCCTGAGTATACCGTGTACTTGCCTGTGATATTTTTTGTAATTATACCAAGTTTATCCGGTGCTGTCACGTTTACTTTTAGCTTGTTCGATATGAATCTTGCCACACCGTCATCTGCTTTCCCGGTATAGCATGAAATAAGTCTTATATCTGTCCCTTTCTTATAATCTGATCTCTGCGCTATAATCGCGCAGAGTGTATCGGGATCTATCTTCTGCCCCTTGTACAAAAGATAATAAGGGTCTCCGTGTATGACAACTGTATATTTCCCGGCTTCTTCCGGAAGGTCCTTGGCAAGCTTGTATAACAAGTCATCGGGTTCCACAAATATAGGCTTATCCTGTGCTATACCATCTTCTATTATTCTCTTCCGAGTTGCTGCTTCCGGAACATATTTTTTCATTTTGTCAGGCAGTTGTCCTGCTGTTGCGCTTAGGGTTCCATTTCTTCTTGCATATGCTGCTCTCTTCTGGGCATTTATGTAATCCCTATTGGCCGCGTATTGCTTCCGCCTTACGATGTTGAGGGCGGTATGGTCATGCCCCTTCGCATTGTGTCCGGACATACGGATCAGAGACTCTGCATCGTATTCGCCATCGGTCATATCAAGAAGCTGCAGGTTGATCTTATCGGGATCGTAACCCTCTATCTCGAGGTCGCCCTTAAGGTCTATGACATACTCGCAGTCGCAATTGGCATGTATGTGTTCAGCGTGCCCGCCCTTAAGGGTCAGTTCTCCGGCCTTCTGCCATCCGAGTCCGGCCAGCGCCATGCAATACGGGCAAGTATCACCATGCGACACCCAGGCAAACCACGCATTATCGCGCTTTGCGTTCTGGAGCGTGGTATCGGCTCCCGCCTGCTTTACTAGTCTTCCGACAACATCAGGAATCAGAGACGGCGATCTTTTCGCAGCACCCTTGACAGCCTTGGCAACTTCTCCGTAGGTCGCAGTCTCGGCGGGCATGGCATCAGGGACATCAGCCTTCTGCGCTCTGGCCAGCTTATCATACATCTCGCAGGACAGAGCGGTTGCCGCTTCGCCATATTTTGTGACAAGAGCGAATGCATAATCCGACAACTTATCCATGTCGTCTGTACCGTGAATCTCAATATAGCGCTCCATACGCTTTTCTGCGGCCTTATTCGCTGATGTGTGTATGTTTATATACTTGATCCAGTAATCAGCTGTTAGTTTCATTTACCGGCTCCCCTGCCTCTTCATCCGCGATCTCGTCCAGAAGCGACAAGCCTCTTGATATCTGCTCCTGCGCCTTAATGCGGCGAATATCCGCCTGGTCGAAGCCGATCATTTCGAGGAAAACATCTGTTGACGCAAAGGCTTCTCTCGCTGACGCAATCTTGATAGCCGCGTCGGCAGTGACAGCTATTGATGGCATCGCAGGATTTTTGAAGTGTGCTACGATGGACTTCTGCTCATCCGTCAGCTCGTCGATGGTCGTATTCTCGGATATGGCAAGCGCCATCAATGCGATCGTCCTGAGAGCGTTTCCGTTGCTCTGATTCAGTTCTTCGGCCATCTTTACGAGAGTCTGAGTCTGCGCAAGGATTGCGTCGGAGCTTGTCGGATTCGCATCATTGATTACGCCTGTGTCGGTCACAGTCAGACCTGTCGCGGCTGAAAACTGTGTAGATAGGATCCTGAGCATCTCGACATGCGGAGATATGGTGCCCTGCTGCAACTGTCCGAAGGTCGGCTTTTCACCGGTCTCAGGATTCGATGTGGCCGCAAGTATATTGCCGACATACTGCTTGAATTTGTCGTCGATGATCGTGTCATACTGATCATCCGTCACGCCCAGCAGATACTTCTGGGGCGCAGTCGAGAATTCAAGTCCGATGGTCGCATTCGCTACCGTGCGGATGTATCCCTGTATAAGACTCCGTACAGGGCCTTTCAGCCTTGATCTGCCAAATGGCTTCAGCGCTGTCGCGTTCCATACCATCGGCTCCATGAGCGGCCTGCCCATCCTGTGTGGGTTCTCTTCCGCCGTCCATATGTTCCCGGATTTCGTAAGCACCCATGTTGCCGTGTCCGTATAGAGATTAATTCTCGACGGCTGCCATGCCGGAATCTGTGACTCGTCCTTTACGGAGTCGATTATCGCCATGCCGCAGCTTATCCTCTGCTTTGCACCATCCCATAGCGCCGATGCAGATTTTTCTGAATGGAATCTTATTCGGCACTTGTTCGGAAGTTCCGAATCTCTGCTCAGTGTTGCGAAGCACGCTCCGAGCTTCAGCTCCTCGCGGCAACCTTTTGGATATTCTGCTATGAGGTTGTTGTCCGCAACTATGCCCGAGATCTTGTCTATCTCGGCGCCGTTCGTTCCTACGAAGCCGTCGAACATGGATCTGGCCGCAAGGACATCAACTGCCTTTGCGCCCCACTCACAGCCGATCACAAGGCCCGCTACCATACGCGGAAGCGCTATCCCGAGATTTACTTCACCGACAGTCACTCTGCCTTCGTAATACCTCTCCTTCGTCAGATTTCGCGCCTCGTGGTAGTTATATGCGTTTATCAGTTCTGCGAGCTGTCTTTTCTCCTTTTCTCCCAGATTCCTGACAGTCTTCGTGTTTATCGTTATCATTATCCGATCCTCATCTTCCTGCTTGGGTCTCTCTTACTTGTTTTCGCTCCCCACAAAGCAAGAGCCGCGGCCTCGATCGGGAGTGAATTCTCGCCACCGAAGCCCCAGCCTCCGCCTATCGGTCTTTTTGTCGATGTCAGGGCACTGTCGCACAGATCTTCGTGTTCGAAGTACCAAGTTACCTGTTTTTCGTTCAGCATGTCCGTTAGCACGCTCACGGACGCTATGACATCCTTTGTCCTGGCTCTTATAACACAGTCTTTCGCTCTCCATTTACCTGAGATCTTGTCAACCAGCACATCGACTCCGTTTCTGCCGTCAATCACGACACATGCAGCCTGTCCGTATCTGGCATTGAGCCAGTCCGCAAGCCACTGTATGCCTTTCGCTGTCGGTTGCCGATTGATATAGGATATCCTTGACGGCGTCTCGTCAAAGCTGAGCACTGCACCGCACAAACACACTTCAGATCCGTCCGCTGAGAACTTGATGCCATACGCACGCTTTCCCTCCGGGATATGATCATGTGACATACAGGCTTCCCATATGTCTTTGCTGATCGCGAATTCTCTTTCGATGCCTATATCCGGCATCCACCAACCCAGGCGCTCTCTCGCGAATCCGTCACGGGTCATCGTTCTGAGTTCCTCCTCAGTGAACTCCTCCGTAAGACGGATTCCAAGCGCAGGATTCGTCATATACCACAGGCTCTTGTCATCTATGGCGATCTCGTCTATGCCCTTTGCCTCAACGCTCCATTCATGCCATGCGTCATGTTCGCTTGGATTTTCCAAGCATATCTTCCTTCTCCTGCGGAATACCGTGCCCGGACACTGCGGATACGGTGGCGTCCCAGTGTATATAATCTGCCTCGTCCCTGTCTCAGAAGCGGACAGAGTGGCCATGATAGCCTCGATCTGGTCATCAGTCAGTTCCTGAGCCTCGTCGAACACTATCAGGGATACCCCGTCAATTCCTCTGGCGGCCTGCCTTGACCTGGCGGAGTATTCGATCACTCCGCCGTTGGTGAGCTCTATGGCTTCCTCGCCGTTGGTATAACGGATTTTCTTCACCAGCGCTTCTATCTCCGGATGACGCTTGTCTGTGAATAATCGTACAAGACGCCTGAAGGATCTCTTCGCCGTTCGCACCTGATGAGCAGTGTGCAGGATCTTCTCACCCTTTATCACCATGCCATAGAATTCGCGGATCTCCAGACAGCCGTTCTTCCCATTCTGCCTCGGCTCTGAAAGCCCTGCCGAAGTTGTCGTATAGCAACCGTCTTCATCGGTACCAAGCCAGCATTCTGCGATCATCTCCTGCCAAGGATCCGGCTTGAAGCCATATGCGGTAATCAAAAGAACCGCGTCCTGGCCGTCTGTACCGGCTCTCGGCGGTTCTATCGCTACTCTCGGTTCCTGTGATCCGATCATGCTTTGTTCCTCTGCTTTTCACTCAGAAGCTGAAGTACATTCTCGGGTTCTTTCTTCTTCGCCCTCTTCATGATCGGCTCTCTGCTGTCTTTTGGCAGAGCCTCCATTATCTCGCTCATTCCTGTCGTATATTCACGAAATAGCTTCTCATATGCCTTCAAAAGAGGGCTCTCCTGGACGCCTTTTTGGCCGCCGCCGTTGTCATATTCGCGTAGTATCTCACCCTCAGGAATGGAGTCTCTCACCTCATCAAGCTTCATCTCCAACCATGCGATATTTCTGATAGTGCCTTTCAAAAGCTTCCTTATATGCGCCGGAGTTTTTGCCGACCTGAGAGCGCTCGTCAATTCCCTGATACGCTCCTCTACGGGGTCTATGATCTTCTCATTTTCCATAATCCAAAACTCTCCCTTATGACCACCCCCTTGTGCGTGCGCGCGCGTGGGGGTATATCGGCGCTGGACTGTTGCGCCGCGCCTGTGGGCGGTAGAGGGACCCTCCCCCTACCTTTCCTGCGCAGAAAACTATATCTGCGTGTTCCTATCAGCTGCGCTTCACCATTCGCCATCGAGCACAACGTCCTTTATGATCTTTTTTTCTACAGCGCCTACCCGATAGTCGGTTTTATTGCCTTTCGCTGCATTACAGCAGTAGTGTGCCGCCTGCAAGTTGTTCCAGTCTTGAGCTGCTGCTTGTGGAGAATCATATCCAAACTCTTTCCATCTGCTGACAGGAATGATCTCATCTACTACGAAGCTAAGCGGATGCTGTGCATCGCTCGGCTCATCGTAATGGATGGGACCAAGCCTGCCCTTGCATATCCCGCACTCATTTCCCTGGGCTTTGAGACGGGCCCGGTACTTTCTGCGTAGGGCCCCGTTTTTATACCGGGGATTATTCTTGCGAGGGGGGTTATTTATACCGGGGGCCATAATTCCTCCAATGCAAACAGCCCCCGTTTTGAGGGCTGCCTACAGTTATCACAGAGCCTTTGTCGAAGGGATAGGCTTGAGCATTTGACCTATCCTCAAGATATACTATATAGC